GTAAGCAAAAGCTCCATTAATTACATTTGCTTTTGTAAAAGTATATACAGCACCTTTCTGCATATTTGCACCTAAAGTAACTTCTCCATTATACCAAACTACCATAGCTCTAAGCATAGAAGCCATGTTCTTTAGCATTTTAATTGCGTCCATGTCTTTAGTAATGTATAAATTACAAGTAAATCTAGGCTCAGTGCCTCCTTTACCGTCTGGTACTAATTCATCACAATATTTTGCTAATTGAAATAAAGTATATTTATCTACTAGTGCAAAATCAAAATCTTCATCAAGGTATTTACCTAATCCGTATCTTTGATTTGTTAGTAAGTCGAAAAATATCCAAACAGGATTACTTGTGTAAACAGGTTCATGGTTTATATGAGTAGGGCTTGAAAAAGTTTTCTTATCCCCTCTAAAATTACCGTCCCAATCTGTTACAGAACCTGTATCTGTACCGTTAGTTACATGTCTAGTGTAAGAAGCATTTGTTCTTCTTACTCCTGTGGTTGCATTTACTTCATCAGCTGGGAAATAGTTGGTAGGAACTTTAACTTTCATTCCTCTAATTCTATAACTTCTTTTTGGAATTTTTCCAAAGTCTTCTGCGTCTACAACTACAGCTGCATAAGCTGAGTATGGATAAGTTAACTTATCAGTAATAATATTTTCAATAGATGCAACTGTTCCAGCATTAGTTTGTTGCCAACTGTTTTCTTTTTGATTGACTGCTGATATTCTTTCTATTTTTACTCTATAAGCATCGAAAGGTTGATATCTGCTTATATCCATAGTATAAACCTTATTAAAAGGTTGTCTTGTTTTAGTACGAATTACACCGGAAGAAGACGATAGAGTTGCACCATTCTTATGGTAAGAACTAGTGGTAGTTGCAATAGTAGACCTACCTACTTTAGTTACATCTGTAAAAGTACTTCCACCATCTCTTGAATATCCAAAAGTTATTCTGTATTCTGCAAAACCTGGTCCTAGCTTACCATTTTCCTTTTGAGAAACCATAGAATTAAATTTTATAGTAACTTTTAATTGGTCTACTTCTTCTGGATTACCTACATTCATTTGTGAGGAAGTAATTGTTAAATCACTGCCTGTATATTCTGTTGGGGTTTCAAATCCAAAAGAACTTGGACTTGGATATCCTGAGGAAGAACTAGTATCTAGATTACCTCCAGATACGGAGTGTGCAATAGAAGCACTACCTATTCCTCTAGGAGTTGGTAAAAATTCTTGGTCTCTTCTTCCTGTTCTAAAAGCAAATCCAAAGTTTTGATAATTATAAACAGGTGTATCTGTACTTCCTCTTCTTGGACTACTTATCATTATAGAAGTATTTGATACATCTATACCTTGCCCTGCAGGAGATATAGTACAAGTACTACCGCTATAAGTTGCTATATCATCTACTAAATCTACATAAGCATTAGTATTAGAAACTGTAGTCATTGGAGTAGTATCTACTCTGATTGCTGAAGTATTTATAAACTGAGTTATTCCAGCTATTAACTGTCCTCCATCTAAACCAGCTCCATCGATTCTGATTAGAGGCTCTAATACTCCAGGAGTTACTACATCATTTGAAGCAAAGAAAGAAGAACTTGATGTAATAATATTATTACCTGCTACAGTGCTAATAGTTCCTGTTGCTTTTTTCTTTCCACCCGCTATTCTAATCTGTCTTATACCTTCTACAGTGCTTCTACCATCAAATATGTTTGTATTGTTATCTGTGATAGTTCCTGTTGAAGCTACATAACTACCGTCAAAAGAATGTTTGGGGTCAATAATTCCTGTATTTGTAGTATTTGCAACAGGATTATCATTTAATCTAATACTTGCTACACCGTCTACTAATCCTTCAATCGGTCCTTCGGAGAGAACATCATAAATTACAGCTGTTTGTCTTCTAGTTTCTCCAGATATATTTAAACCACCAGGCCCTAGTGTTGAAGTACTTCCTACTGCTGTATTACTCATTATTCTGCCTCCTGGTAATTCCAATTATAATCGCCATCTTCTCCGCCATGGTCATAATTTGTTCCGTCATTTGCACTATAACCTTTACTTACAAAAGTATAGCCTTGATGACTTGTTATTCTTGCATCTGTAAATCCAAAGTTTACTACTGCTCCGCCTACTTCCATTTCTCCATAGCACAAAGGAACAGGCACTCCTGATTTAGTATTATTTATTGGCCCATTGAATAGTTGTGATTTATCTTCATCAAGTTCATCTGGGTCATCTGATAGTAACTCTACAATACCATTTAATGCTAGTTGTAAACCTACATTTACCATTACACTCGCTAATAATTCAAATCCAGCTTTACCTGACTTAGCATCACCTAACATAAAACCACCTACTATTAGTGCTATACCTATTATAATTTGTAATACTTCGTTTTTAGCACCTCTTGGTACTGGAGTAATAATTATATCATCTGCGCCTAGTTCTAAATCTAAGGTATTATAATCTAAGAATTCTTCTCCTTTCTGAACAGTAAAGTGAATATCATTCTCGGTACAATCTATGAGATACTTTCGTAGACCACCTTTCATTGTGTCTATTGCGTGTACGGCTTCTT